GTTCCCTTCACACAGTTGTTAGTTGCCGTGGGAGTTGGCGCATTCACTGTTTGGTTCCAGCTACGGCAGGCACGAACAGCAGAACGAAAGCTATTCGCGGACATACATGACAAGCGATACAAGGCACTCACGGCCTATACGCAGAACATCAACGCCCTAGTGCTCAAGGTGCTTTACGAGGATGACGGTGAGCCAACTGGTAGCGAGACTTCCAATATGTCCCCGCAAGAGAGGCTTAGGGCTTCTCATCGACAAATCGAGGAACTGGGTTGGTTGTTTGGTGACGACGTGATGTTGGAAGCGGCTAGAATGCAACATCATGCAGAAGGCATTCTGAATAACGCTCTTAAGATCGATCATCACCTTGAAAGCGCTGATGATGTTCACTTTGTAAACAATATCAATGAGCATAACAGGCTGTTCATGCAAGCAACGGGGGGTCTGGATCAGGCAGCTAGGAACTACCTTTATGTTGGACACATACGGGTAAAGGCTCCTCACTTTCGCGGCTTTACAACCAAGCAATTAAACGACGCCCCGTAGGTACATTGGCGTACGGTCAAGGAGCCGTCCCTGTCATTGTTCGAAGTGACTAAGTAGGAATGCAGTTCCTTTTCTGCGCTCCTGAACGAATGAGGCTTTACCAAGTTGGCGCTTGCTAAAGCTGGATACCCAGGGATTCCCGTCCCTGGGTATTTCCATATATGGCGCGCCTCTAAATAAGCGACTATGGACAAAACTCAGCTAACAAACGCCCCCAATCCACTTGTTGCCGCTGCGGAGCGACAGGTTGCCATGATGAGTCCCGTACAGGCTGCTATCCAGCAAGCTACGCGGGCACGCCCTGGACAGCCCACAAAGCGGACGCCCGAGTTGATCGAGACCATCTTGGACCAGATCGCATGTGGTCGCAGCCTCATGAGCATTTGTGCAGAGGATGACATGCCCGGTTACTCCACTGTCAAGGGATGGATGAGGGTTGATCCAGAGTTGAGGGAATTGGTGAACTTCGCTTATGAGGAACACGCCGATACAATGGACGATCTAGCAGATGACATTCTGAGTGGTGGTATTGCCAGCACAGGGGACTTCTACCGGGACAAGGAGCGCGTGGCTCACTTGCGATGGAGGCTGGGAAAGCTGAACAAGAAGTTCCGCGACAAGGCCCAACTGGACATTGTGCAGCACCAGCCCGTCATTCTCGACCTGAACACCATTGAGGGTGAAGGTGGCGATGGTGTTTAAGCGCACAGGAAGTAGCCAGAGAGCCCCACGCTGATACCCTCAAGGGTGTGTCCGCTACTAGGCTACTGCTAGAGCAATAGGTGCCTGTGTGAGCGCCAATGGCTTATCGCCCTATGCAGCACGAGGCTTTAACACCTGTAGCAAGGGACATTGCAGCAGGACATAACATGCACGTCGCATACTACCGCGTAAGCACGGCGAAGCAGGGCAACAGCGGACTGGGCTTAGAGGCACAACGGAAAGCGGTACTCGACTATGTTGGGGAACCCATTGCCCACTACATGGAAGTGGAAAGTGGTAAGCGGAACAACCGACCACAACTGGAAGCCGCCCTCTCCTATGCCAAGCTAACAGGTGCCACACTGGTTGTTGCCAAGCTGGACCGGCTTTCACGTAACGCCGCGTTCCTCAACACACTGATGGACAGCGGACAACCGATTGCCTTTGCCGATATGCCACACGCCGACCGGCTGACTATTGGCTTGATGGCACAACTGGCACAGTGGGAACGAGAGGCTATCAGCAAGCGTACCAAGGAAGCTCTAGGAGCAGCAAAGGCCCGTGGGCGTAAGCTGGGGGGAGATCGGGGCAACTTGGCTTCCGTGAGCGTCCTAGGGCGTCAGAGAAGCATTGAGAGTCGACAGGGCGCAGTAGCGGCCAGGAATGAGTTGCTGATGCCCCATGTGGAAGCTGCACGGGCTGCTGGCCATTCCACCCTGCAAGCCATAGCCGATTACCTGAACGGCCTGCACATCAAGACCTCGCGGGGCAATGAGTGGTATCCCGCATCGGTTCGTCGCATCTTAGGTTGACTGGTCGAGGGGATGGAAACCGAGGGGGTATATAGCACCCCCTGTGTGGGACCCTAGGGTGGGGCCAGTGGACTATTTTCTACCATTCCATACCATGACGCTACCCTGAGATTTTTTGTCACTATTTCCAAAACCGTCATCCGGATAAATCCATGATGACAACAATCGCAACTGATGGCGTGACCATCGCCGGGGACGGACGTGCAACTGCAAACGGCACGGTATCGAGTGACCAAGTAATCAAGGTGCATCGCCTGCCCCACGGTCGTGCCGTGGGATCAGCCGGAGAGGCCACAAAGGGCCTGATTGCCATTCGCGCACTGCAAGCAGGCGAAGACCTGAGCGGCCTGGACCTAGAGGGCGTCTATCTCGTCGTCATCGACGGAACCAATACAGTCCAGTCCTATGAGGAAACAGCCAACCCTCTTGAGCTTCCCACTCCCTATGCCATCGGGTCCGGTCGTGATGTCGCCCTGGGAGCGTTGGACGCAGGTGCATCACCCAAGGAAGCCGTAGCCATCGCGATCAAGCGTGATGTCTTTACCGGCGGTCGTATCCGCACCGTCACGGTAAAGCAGTAGCCGTTACTTCAACTCATCGACCACCGGACCAAACCTGTCACCGTCAAAGCTGCATGGGCCGTCAATGCTGTAAGCCAGACCGGTCTTCCTAGTGCCATCCGCGTGAACGACCATAATGACCTTCTCTGGTCCCGCGTAGCCGCCCAGGCGGTTCTTTGAGTTGAGGGTCCCGCAGGCAATCCATCCCCACTTCCGCTTGTTCAGCAGTCCGAGGTTTCCACTCTTGTAGCTGGACCAGAAAAAGCCCTTGGTCCACTTGATCCGCGCACTCTCGGGATCGACCAAGTTCTCAACTAGAAGTTCCTCGCCCTGTGCCCGCACTTCCGACCACACGGGATGCTCCGTGGGTTCTGCAACTGGTGCCTTATCCGCTGCAAATGATGCGCTGCTCGTCGCCAGCAACAGTCCTGCAATCAACGTCTTCATGTAACTTCTCCCATTGGAACTACCGCGCTATTTCCATGCTCACAGGGGTTCAACCTATGAGTTTTTGCACTTCCGATAATTAATTGGATGAGCAGCAAAGCACCGCAGGGAATTAAGCCACAGATTGAACTCAACGAGGACCAGCGTCATGCAATGGCACTGGCCACAAGTGCCGCGAACAAGTTCCATCTGTTCTATGGGCCATCGGGTTCCGGCAAGAGCTTTTTCATCCTCTACATTCTAGTCCTGCGCGCACTACGCGCCCCACTGTCACGTCATGCCATCTTCCGCCTAACACGCGCATCGTGTGAGCAGACACTGTTCGACAAGACACTCCATGAGGTTCTGGACAAAGCCTTTCGCGGCCTAAAGGACCAGTGCAACGTCTCGCTGTCCGATATGAGCATCCAGTTTCCCAACGGAAGCCAGTTGTTCTTCAATGGCCTGGACGAGAACCGCATCACGAAAGTCCTCGGTGACGAGTTCAACACCATCTGGATAAACGAGTGCAATGAGGACGGCTTCACATACAAACATGTCAGCACGCTCCTATCTCGTCTCCGTTCCCGCTCGGAAACCGTCGATGGCAAGGTGCTCAAGAACAAGATGTTCTTTGACTGCAACCCACGCTTCTACAGCGACTGGGAATACAAGGCTTTCGTTGAGCATGTGAACCCCGAGGACGGCGATGCAATGCCCCGGCCCGACGAATGGGTAAAGGCCAAGCTCAACACGATTGCCAACATGGGCAACCTCTCCGATGACTACATGGAAGGACTTGAGGCAGGTAGCGCAGCGTCCAGGAAGCGATACCTGGATGGTGAGTGGTGCGACGAGAACGCCAACGCACTGTTTGTTGAAAGCATGTTCCGTGACAACAGGATTCCCAAGCCGCAGACGATTGCCTCACCACAAGAGACGCTGGCGCATCTAGCCGAACAGGGGATTGCTCTCCAGCGCGTCACAGTCTCGGTCGATCCAGCCG